TCAGCTGTAGTAGCACTTCCACCTGCACAGTACTATGCATTATTAGATGTTACAGATGGTACTAAGTTAACCTATATGAACTCAGACTTTGGTGGTAATGGTTCTATTGCTTCTGCACAAGTTCCAATGATTGCAGGAATGCCTGTGATTATGTCTAACCATGCTGATGTTAATAATCTGTATCAGAACTTTACTACATCAAATGCTAACGAAGGTAAGACTAGTGGTAATGCTCCTCTAGCTAATACAGCTGGATCAGGAAGAACTACTCATTATGATATACCTACTGCTGCTGTAGATGGTGCTGACATGGTTGCTCTTGCTAAACAGTTTAGAGGTTTCATCTTTACACCTGAATCTGTAGCAACAGTTAAGTTGCTTGACTTAGGTATGGAATCTGAGTATCAAATCAATAGACAAGGTACACTGATGGTAGCAAAATATGCAATGGGACACAACGTATTACGTCCTGCTGCTTGTATTGCTTTAACTGCAGTTGCTTAATCATTAACTTTAACAGGGGGTGTAGACGTGCACCTCCTTTTTTATTGGAGACTTAAATGCCAGAAGTAAATGGGAAAAAATATAACTATACTAAAAAAGGTATAGCTGATGCTAAAAAAGAAGTTAAGAAAAATCCTGATAAAAAAATAGTAATGGATAAATATAAGAAGAAATCTAAATGAGTATAACACATGCAGGAGAAGTCTTTAAGGGTTTAAGAATACCTAAGAGTTCTCCTAAAGGTACTAAGTCACATGCTGTATTAATAGGCACTACAGCTAAACCAAAAGTAATTAGGTTTGGTGAAAAAGGTGCAGTTACTAATAAGAATGCAGCACAACGTAAAGCTTTCAAAGCTAGACATGCCAAGAATATAAATAAAGGTGAAACATCTGCAGCTTATTGGGCTAATAAGGTTAAGTGGAAATCATAGGAGAATGTAATGGCAGGAACAACACAGCTAGATGCAGTAAATACAATGTTATCTGCTATTGGAGAAGCACCAGTAAGTAGTCTAAGTTCTGGACTAATAGAAGCAGAGATAGCTGAAACAATATTAAACACAGTAGACCGTGAAGTACAATCTATGGGTTGGCATTTCAACAGAGAATTAAATAAATTATTTGCTGTATCAACAGATGGTGAGATCATACTACCTTCTGATATACTACGAGCAGATGCCACACTAGGTTCAGAAAGCCCAGACTTAGTACAACGTGGTTTAAAAATGTATGACAGAAAGAACCACACTTTTAATATAGGTGCTGCTTCTGCTTTAGACATAGTAGTACAATTAATATTTAATGATTTACCTGAAGTATGTAAAAGATATGTCATACTAAGAGCTACTCGTATCTTCCAAGACCGTGTAGTAGGTTCAGGTACATTACATGACTTTCAAATGAGAGATGAGCAAGGTGCATTAATGGAACTTAAAGAATTTGATAAAGCTTCAGATGACCACAATATCTTTGACAACTACGACACATTTGCTATCATCGACAGACAGGGACGGAGATCACTTTAATGGCACTTATCAGTCAATCTATCCCCAATCTTATTAATGGGGTATCACAACAACCACCTTCTTTAAGACTTAGTACACAAGCTGAAGTACAAGAGAATGCTTTATCTAATGTTGTAACAGGTTTATCTAAACGTCCTAGTTCAGATCATGTTGCTAACTTAGGTACTATATCAAACTTAGATAAAGCTTTTATACATACTATACGTAGAGATGAGAATGAGTTCTACTCTTTAGTTATAGATACAGCAGGTACTATAAAAGTATTTGATAAAGATGGTACATCTAAAACTGTAACAAACAATGCTACCTCATATTTAAATGGATTGTCTGACCCTAGTAAAGAATTAGCTGCTGTATCAATAGCAGACTCAACCTTCCTTGTAAACAAAAATACAATAGTAGCTAAAGCTTCTACTACATCAGCTGCTCGTAATCCAGAAGCTCTTGTATATGTTAAACAAGCTGACTACTCCTCAACATATCGTCTAGTGTTAACCAAAGGTAATAGTAATAGTACTGTACAATTTGCTACTAAATCTAGTACTCAGTCAAGCACAGGCTTAACACAGAATGCAGAACGTGGAGCAGCTACTGATTTAATAGCTACTAATTTAAATACGTTCTCTGGTACTGGTGTTAATGGTACTTTTTATGATGGTATCGTTAATGGTAGTGCTGTAACAGGTTTAACAGTTACACGTTTAAATAACGTATTACATATACAATCAACAGATGCTACTGACTTTCAGGTAGAAGTAGGTGACTCTCATGGTGGTCAACATTTACTAGTATTCAAAGATGAAACTGCTGACTTTAAAAAGTTACCTGTAGAAGCTCCAGTTAACTTTAGTATTAAAGTATCAGGTGATAATAATAAAGCACAAGATGATTACTACGTTAAATTTACAGATGAAGAAGTATGGAAAGAAAGTATTGAACCATCTGTATTAACACAATTAAATGCTACAACACTACCACATAAGTTAACAAAGTTAGCCAATGGTAATTTTCAATTTGATCCAGTTACATATGAAGATAGAAAAGTAGGGGATGATAATACAAACTCTTTCCCTTCCTTTGTAGGTTTTACACTAACAGATATATTCTTTCATCGTAATAGGCTAGGTGTTTTAGCTGATGAAAATGTTATCTTTTCTAGAGCAGGAGAGTTTACAAGCTTTGACTTCTTTCGTAAGTCAGTCCTAACTATAGTGGATAGTGACCCTATTGATGTAGCAGTATCTTCTAACAAGGTTAGTATACTTAAACATGCTGTACCTTTTAATGATAGCTTACTACTATTCTCAGATTTAACACAGTTTAAACTCACAGGAGAACCTACACTAACTCCAGAGACCGTTAACATCTCTAACACTACAGAATTTGAAGCAAGTCTAAGAGCTAAACCAGCACAAGCAGGTAGGTTTGTATACTTTGGTTCAACAAGAGGTGCTTGGTCTGGTATGTGGGAGTACTTTGTTGACACTGATACTGACACTAATGATGCTACAGAGATTACAGCACATGTACCAGAGTATTTAAAAGGTGAAGTTAGAAATATTCAAGCATCGTCTAACGAGGATATGATCCTTGTACAGACTGTTGATGATCCTACAGCTATATATGTATACAGATATTACTGGAGTGGTAGAGAAAAGCTTCAAGCTTCTTGGTCACGTTGGGTATTTGGTGGTGATGTTATTGGTTTATCTTTTAACCGTGCAGATATAACAATGTTAATCAAAAGAGGTAATGACTTATTCTTAGAACGTATAAATTTATCTGCAGATGTAGCTACTACTTATACTACTAACAAATTCTCTATTCATTTAGACAGAAGAGTATTATTAAAGACAGGTGGTATTACTAGTCTTCCTTATACAGATGCTGCTGCTATTTATATTGATCAAACTGGTAAAGTAATACTTGTTTCTGCAGTTGCTGCTAAGTTAAGTGCTGGTCAGATAGTATATGCAGGTGTTCCTTTTATATTTAAGTATACTTTTTCTGAACCAGTTGTTAAATCAGGTGATAAATCTATAACTACAGGACAATTACAATTAAGAAATTATGCTGTTGTTTATAATAACACTGGTTTCTTTAACGTAGTTGTTACACCTCTAAAACGTACTCCATATACTAGAAGTTTTACTGGACGTATTGTTGGAGCATCTACAAACATATTAAACGTTGCAGGTATTGATTCAGGTACTTACCGTTTTGGTGTACTAGGTAAATCAACAGATACGACTGTAACTTTACAAAGCTCTAGTCACTTTCCTTGTACCTTTCAGTCAGCTGAGTGGGAAGGTTTCTTTGTACTACGTTCTAGGAGAATGTAATGAAAGCCCATGTGAGACAAAGCACTCAAGAAGATATAGATTATCTATGTAATAATCTTAGACCTGAAGATAGGCAAGAGGTGATAGCATCACATGGTAGTACAAAGAAAGCTTTACAAATTGGATTAGATTTGTCTGAAGAATGTTGGACATTTCTAGTATCAGATACAAATGAAATAGCAGGTATATACGGAGTAGCTAAACAAGATGACACAGTTGCATGTGTTTGGCTACTTACTACTCCTGCTGTTCATAAAATATGGATAACTTTTTTAAGAGAGTCTAAAAGATTGACAAAAGAAATGAATAAAAAGTATACTATCTTAACTAACTCTGTGGATGCAGAGTATACTGTAGCAATTAAATGGCTTAAGTTTTTGGGTTTTACTTTTATTAATAAACAT